CAATCAACTCAACATCTTTTCAGATGGAACACTCTTTGTTCTATCGGGTAACAATAAGATCAATCTACAAGTCAGATTCTACGACATGTGGCCCTACGATCTGACTTCACTTCTTTTTGATGCAACCAACAGCGACTCTCAATACTTCACAGCCGAAGTGCGAATGAAGTACACCTATTATGACATTAGAAATGCAAAAGGCGAACTACTATGAAGATTCTTGACATTTATGCAATTCAAGAAATGTGGAAGGAAGATGCAAAAATTGATCCAGACGATTTGCATAATGAGTCTTTAAAGATTCCAGAACTACACGCAAAATACTACGAAATTTATACCAATCTTCTTCTTCTGAGAAAAAAATGTGAAGAGGACAAAAAACAAATCAGACACAAACGATACGAATACTATACCGGAAAGGCTGAACAGGAAATCTACATTGAAAATCCTTTAGATAAAAAGGTGAGAGATAAAGAGCATCTACAGAGTTGCCTCAATTCAGATGAAGAGATTTCAAGAATCAACATCAAGATTGAAATTTATGAAGTGAGTCTTACTTTTCTGCAGGACATCATTAAAATGCTCCACAACCGTTCATTCCAAATTAAAAACAGTATTGAAGCACAGAAGTTTATCTCTGGTCAATAAATAGCCATAACTGATTCATTATGAATGGCTGATGTCACAATTCTAAAAAAGAACGAGGTTTACATTAAGTTAAAATGTGAACCTCACATTCTTTATGAGCTTCATCCATACTTCACCTTTGAAGTGGGTAATGCCAAATTTATGAAGAAGTATAAAAAAGGCTGGAATGGTCAGGTTACACTCCTGAGCATTTCAACTGGTGAAGTGTATGTGGGGCTTTTAGATAGAGTAATTGCCAAACTGAAAGTTCTAGGCTATACCTACGAATTTGAACACAATAAGTTCTATGGTAGTCCTTTTGAAGTGAATGAGGGTATTACCAAAGAAGGCACTGAAGGCTTCATGAGAGCCGTCTGTAAGGCCCTACAACCCTATGATTATCAGGTCAATGCCGTCTATGAGTGTCTGAGGTATAATAGGAAAACTATCGTTTCTGCAACGTCTTCTGGTAAGAGCTACATCATTTATTCCTTGATAAGATACCACGTTGGTAAGGGAAGAAAGTGTCTTGTTATCTTCCCAACAACAGGTCTTGTAAGGCAGATGTTCACTGATTGGAATTCTTATGGTTGGGATTCTGCCGAACATTGCCATTTGATCTATGATGGTGCAGAAAAGAATAATGATTCAGAAGTAACGCTCTCAACCTGGCAATCTTTAATCAACTGTCAGAAATCTTTCTTTGAAGAATTTGATTGTGTTATTGTTGATGAATGTCACGGTTGTAAGGCAACGAGTCTTACTTCTATAATGAAAAACTGCCATCAGGCAAAGTATCGTTATGGTTTTACTGGAACTCTAACCAATGGTGGGGAAGATTCAAAGACTCACGAATGGGTTATTTCTGGATTATTCGGTCCTTCTTATAAGGCAGTAGGAACAAAAGAACTTATAGAAAAAGGTAGGGCATCTCAGCTTGACATTCAATGTTTGGTCTTGAAACATACTCCAAAAAGTTTTGAGACCTATGAAGATGAGATCAAGTATCTTATTTCAAATGAGAAGAGAAATCGCTTCATTAAGAATCTTGCTCTAGACATAAAAGGTAACACTCTTATTCTGTTTTCTCGCGTGGAGACTCACGGGCAGATTCTTTTTGATTCCATAAATAGTGACACTACCACTCACAAAGTTTTCTTTGTTCACGGTGGAGTAAATACTGACGAACGAGAAGAAATCCGAAACATCGCAGAGCGAGAAAACAATGCCATTATTGTTGCATCTTACGGAGTCTTTAGCACGGGTATTTCCATTAAGAATCTTCACAATTTGATTTTTGCCTCACCATTCAAGTCACGTATTCGCAACATGCAGAGTATAGGTCGGCTACTGAGACTAAATCACAACAAAAAAATAGCTAAAGTCTATGACATAGCCGATGACATCACTGTTAATGACCGGGCAAATCATACCTTGAAGCATTTTATGGAAAGAGTGAAAAACTATAATGAAGAAGAATTTGAATACGACATAAAAACAATTAAACTAGGAGATTAAATGGAAGAAGAGTTTTATGCTGTTGTAAAGCTAAAGAACACTGAGGAGTTCTTTGCTAAAGTCTGTCCCACAGTAGAAGAAGAAAAGGAAGTTATTTTACTACTTCATCCAATTACAATTGAATACGTTAAAACTAAAAAGGGTCCTGCATACTCAGTTCAACCTTGGATTAAAATTGGTGATGAAAGTATGTTCGTTATTAATAAGGAAGATGTTCTTACTATGTCTGAAATAGAGGATACTGAGTTGATTGAGATGCACGATAAATACGTTGCAACTAGAGAACAAACTCGTTATAATGAGGAGAAGATCAGTTCTACTATGGGTTATGTAGGAACTGTAAGTGAAGCAAAGGATAGACTTGAAAGGATCTATAATGGTTCTTGATTATACCTTCCTTATTAACCGTTATTAATTAATAGTTATTACTTGGTGGTATCACTTTTGACAAAGCGGAGCGTAGCAGACTTTAAATGGTTTGTCAATAGGTAGAAATACTTAGTCAGGAAACACTGACAAACACCCATAGGGGGTTGACAAAATCAAGATAGTGTGCTACGCTTCTTAGACCCAGTAAAAATTGAATTGTAGATAATGAGGACCAATCAAAAATGATTACTACATCAGTAATGCGAAAGAAGAAGAGAACCGTAAACTACGTCAATAACTCAGACTTTTACGATGCTCTTGTTAAGTATAGAAAAGAAGTTGACGAGGCTGCCTCCAATGAGGAGCCCAAGCCTAGAATTCCCAATTACATTGGTGAATGTTTTCTTAAGATTGCAACACATCTAAGCTACAAGCCAAATTTTGTTAATTATACGAGCAAAGACTCAATGATTTCGGATGGCTATACCGATTGCGTAAAGTATGTTCTGAATTTTAATGCTGAACTTTATAAGAACCCATTTGCATACTTTACTCAAATCTGCTATTATGCCTTTGTTCGTAGAATCAAACAAGAGAAGCGAAATCTTGAACTGTATGATCGTCTTCTAGAACGAAATGGATTTGAAGAAGTTTTTCACGAAGATAATGGAAGTTCGGATCTTTCAAACTATTCCGATTACAATAGCATCAAAGATGCCGTTCATTCGCGGATGCGTTATTGAGTTATGCGTGTAGCAATTTTAACAGACCTTCACTTCGGCTTCAAAAGACAATCCGCAGTATTTCACGATTACTTCCTGAAATTCTACAATGATGTATTTTTTCCATTTTTAGAAAAGAATAACATCACCACAGTCGTAGATATGGGGGATACATTTGATAATAGAAAGACTCTTGATCTTACGACGATTCAATGGGCTAAAAGAAACTTTTACGATAGATTGCAAGAACTAGGAATTACAGTTCATACGATTGTTGGTAATCATACTTCTTATTATCGGAATACCAATAAGATTAATACACCTGAACTACTTTTAGATCAATATCCAAACATCATTACCTATTCGGAACCAACGATCATTCAATTGGACAAACTTCCCGTTTTAATGATTCCTTGGATCAATCAAGAGAATGAAGCTCAGTCTTTGGAAATGATTCAAAACTCCAAAGTTAAAATTGTAATGGGTCATCTTGAACTTAATGGATTCTATGTTAATCGTGGAACCACAATGGAAGATGGTCGTGATGCAGACATCTTCTCTCGTTATAAGAAAGTTTTTACCGGGCATTACCACACTCGTTCAGATAATGGAACAGTGTTCTACATTGGCAATCCTTATGAGATGTTTTTCAATGATTCTAGAGATAATCGTGGTTTCGTTGTTTTTGATACTGATACTCTTAAACACGCTTATGTAAACAATCCTTATACTCTGTTTGATTATGTTTATTATGAGGATACTGACAACTCAGACTTTGATTTTGAGTCTTATGCTGGGAAGATCATCAAAGTAATCGTAAGAAAGAAAACGAGCAATGAAATGTTTGATGCCTTCATTAATAATTTCTATTCAGTTGGTGTTGCAGACCTAAAAATCGTTGAGAATTATTCTCAACAGGTTGAACAAGAATTTGATGTTTCATTGGAGAATGAAGATACCTTTACTCTAATTCAACGATTTGTTGAAGAAAGTGAAATTGATTTAAATAAGGAAAAGCTCAAATTAATTCTTTCTGAGATACATAAAGAAGCGTGTGAAATAATCTAATGTATCTAATAGCAATGAAAGGAACCGAGGAAAAGGGAGCGTTCTCAGTCATTAATGAAAAGGGAGAAAAGGTCATCTATCTTTTTCAAGAGCACGATGATGTAAAGCGGTTTGCAATGCAATTAGAAGAAGAAGGCTATCCTAAAACTGAAATAAAAGAATACGAAGATAAACAAATTTTGGTAACGTGTGAATTAACCAATACAAAATACACGATTATTAGACCTGACGACATTGTTGTTCCTCCTGTGATTGATAATGATTATACTAGAGAAAGTTCGCTATAAAAATCTTCTTTCGGTTGGAAATAGTTTTATTGAAATTGAGCTTAATAAAAATCCAACCACACTTTTGATTGGTAAAAACGGAAGCTCAAAATCAACAGTTATTGAATCCATTACTTTTGCCCTATTCAAGAAGGCATACCGACCAATTAATCTTCCACAGTTAATCAATTCAATTAACGAGAAAGATTGTCTAGTTGAACTGGAATTTTCGGTTAATCAAGTTCAATGGATGGTAAGAAGAGGTCTTAAACCTAACATCTTTGAGTTGTATAGAAATGGACAACTCATTGAACAGGATGCATCTGCTGTTGACCAACAGAAATGGTTTGAACAAAACGTTCTTAAAATGAACTACAAGACCTTTGTTCAGATTGTAATTCTTGGAAGCAGCAACTATGTTCCTTTTATGCAATTACCTCTTGCATCAAGAAGGGAAATCATTGAAGACCTTCTAGACATTCGCATCTTTTCATCAATGAATGTTGTTGTAAAAGATAAGCTAAAATCAATCAAAGATGATTTGAAGAGTCTACACATTACAGAGACTCATCTTCACGATAAGGCTGTAATGCAAAGGAGCTTTATTGAAGAGATTGAGAAAGACAGTAACACAAGAATTAACGAAAAGCAAAAACGAATAGAAGACCTTACGGGCTTCATTGAAAAGACACTCAAAGATAACAAGGACATTGAAGACAAAGTTGTAGAACTCAATCGTCTTGCTGGTGAAGTTTCAACATCAACCGATAAGCTCAAGAAGTTAGGAACGTTAAAAGGTAAACTAACGCAAAGAATTGGAACTATTAATAAGGACTTGAAATTCTTTAGTGAAAATTCAGTTTGCCCAACTTGCACTCAAGAGATAGACGAAGAGTTCAAACATAATAAGATTGAAGAGTATCAAAACTCAACAAGTGAACTTACGACCGCTCTTTCAGAACTTAACGAGGCGGTGGATAAGGAAGAAGAAAAACAAGAGACTTTTAGTAAACTATCTCAACAAATTATTCGGTTAAATCAGACTGTTCATTCTCAAAACATGCTGATCGCCAATGCACAAAAACAAATTAGAGACTTGAACGAAGAGATTGAAGAAATTCAAGAAAACGTTCAAAACCGCAATAGCGAGCATCAGAAATTATCCGAACTAGAAGCTCAACTTCTAAAAGCCCAGAATGAGTTCTTAAAGAAGAAGGATTCTCTCCAGTATTATGAGTACATGAGTAGCCTTCTTAAAGATGGTGGGGTTAAGACGCGAATCATTCGCAAATACTTACCCGTTATCAATCAGTTGATTAATAGGTATCTCAACACGATGGAAATGTTCATCAATTTTAGCTTTGATGAAGAGTTTAATGAGACCATTAACTCGCCACTTCACGATAACTTCTCCTATAGTTCATTCTCAGAAGGGCAGAAGCAAAGAATTAATCTGAGCATTCTGTGGACGTTTAGAGAATTGGTAAAAATCAAGAACTCAACAAATACTAATCTTCTCATCTTTGATGAAATTTTAGATAGCTCACTTGACGAATCTGGAATGGAAGAGTTCATTAAGATTATCAAATACGTGTTCACGGATACTAATACTTTCATTATCTCTCATAGAGAGGGAGTTACCGAAAAGTTTGAACACGTTGTTGAATTTGAGAAGCAAGGAAATTTCAGCCGCATTGCTCGTGCCACTTGATAAACTGGCACACATAAGCCCCGCTAATACAACTTTGATGATACATTAAGATTGCTGGAGGAAAAAATTATGACAGAAAAAAACGAACACTTTTGGAAATACAACGAGGGTGAAATCCTCAATCAAATTGAAGATTACCTGATCGGAACTTATGGGTCGCATTACGTTGGAGAAAATGGGGTTCAGGCAATGGACCTTATTTCTGCAATCGGAGATGGCGTTCCATTCTCTCGCTCAAGCATTATTAAGTATGCAAGCCGCTACGGTAAGAAAAACGGCTTCTCAAAGGCAGATTGCCTGAAGATCATTCACTTCGGAATCTTTCTTTATCATTTCTCAAATCACGATAAACCAACTACTGAACATTATGAGACTTTCTCCTGAAACTATTGAACTACTGAAAAACTTTGCCACGATCAATAACTCTATTGTTATTCCACCTGGCAATGTGATCCGAACGATTAATTCTGAACGAAACGTTCTTGCCAAGGCCACTGTTGCGGAAACCTTTCCTCGTGACATTCCAATTTATGAACTGAGGCAGTTTCTTAACATCTTTACTCTGCACAAAGATGCGGATGTTGACTTCTCAGATGAGCACTACATTTTGGTGAGCCAAGGGCAAACGAAAATGAAATTCTACTATGCTGACTTATTCTCACTTGAGAAGAATCTTAACATCCCCAAACAGGACATTGAGTTTGCCGACATTGTTTACAGTGTTTCTCTTGATTCTGAGATTCTTGAGAGAGTTAGGAAGGCCGCAAATATGTATCTTCTTACTGATCTTTCTCTCGTCGGTAGCGATGGTGAAGTTCAACTGACAGCACACAATAAGGAAGATACGACTTCTAGAAGTTATAGCATCAATCTCGGCTCTACCGACATTGACTTTAATTTCAACTTTGTTGAGAAGAACATTATGATTCTTCCTGGAGCTTATCAACTGGACATTGGCTGTTTTGCTGGCAATAGAATCATTTCCAAGTTCACGCACCAAAATCTGAGCCTTGAATACATTATCTCTCTAGAACCCGATAGTTCTTTTGTAAGGGAATAAACTGATTTTTGATAATTTATGAAATGAATGTGAACAACACGGACTTCTTATGGAGCGAAAAGTATCGCCCCCAAACAATTGAAGATTGTATTTTACCTGAACAGATAAAGTCTTATTTTATTGAACTCAGGAATTCTGGAGAGGTCCCAAATCTTCTGTTATCTGGACCCTCTGGAACTGGAAAAACTTCCGTATCTCTGGCTCTTGCAAATGAGCTAGGCCGCGATTTTATGAAAATCAACGGAAGTGAAGAAAGGAGCATTGAGGTTGTGCGAAATAAGGTCAAATCTTATGCATCAACAATCTCTCTTACTGCATCCGGTAAGAAGTTCCTTCTTATTGACGAGGCTGATAATCTCACACACGATGCTCAACTTGCCCTCAGGGCATTTATTGAGGACTTTCAATCAAATTGTGTTTTTATCTTCACTTGCAATTACAAAAACCGTATTGATGCTGCTCTATGCTCTAGATGCATTAATAAAGACTTTACATTTCCATCAGAAGAAAAGGCAAAGATACTTGCCCGGTTTTTCAAGAGTGTATGCAACATCCTAGACAAAGAAACTATTGAATACGATCCTAAGGTTGTTGCATCATTTGTTGGAAAATACTATCCTGATTTTAGACGGTCTATTCTTGAGCTTCAGGGGTATTCCCGAAATGGAAGTATTGATGTTGGTATTCTTGCCTCATCGTCCGATGTTTCTGTTATTGAATTGTTTGAACACATCAAGAGCAGGAACTATGCAAATGTAAGAAAATGGGTTATTCAAAACATTGATAATGACCCATCCGTAACCATCAGAAAAATCTATGATGAGTTATGGAAAAATGCGGAGGTTGTCAAATCAACGATTCCTCCGTGTATTGTTATCCTGGCCAAATACCAGGATCTTGCAACGAGAGTTGCAGACCAAGAGATCAACATGATGTCTTGTATTACCGAAATTATGTTTGAAATAGAGTGGGATTAATTATGAACCGACACGCACCAACCGATTTAGAAGTTCTGGCAAATGTGTTTTATGAAAATCTAAGTGAAGATTCTACTTGGAACAATCCTTTTGCCTATGAAAAGTGGAAGCCTCATACGATTCTTGAAATTTTAGGCGAAGAACCGCAAGGCGAATTTAGTGAACTGCACCAAGATTCACTATCAGAAGAGCAGAGGCAGTATGCTTATACTCTCTATAAAACCCTACCCCTTTTCCTCAAAGGAGCACCTGTAGAATGACAAATCAAATTCCACCGTGGGGAAACAATGAAGGAAATCCTTGGGGCGAATTTGATCTATTCTCTGAATGGGTAAAAACTAAGAATCTCAACTACATTGATGTAGATAAGACAAGTGTTCTTGTTGAACTCTGGCAACTCTGTCACGAGGTTTTTAAACACGGTTGCCCCGATGAACAAAAGCCCGATGAATTTATAAATGATTTAGATGTGATTGATGATTCATGGCAAACCCAGACTTAACACAATGGCTCTCCTCAATCAATTTCTCAAAAGATAACCTGATTGAGGAGCACCCAGAAAACATTTCATCATACGTTCCATTTATTATCAATCGTTGTGTTGCTGGTCATCTAGATACAGTTCTTTTTGCAAATGAACTGAATCAACATCCTTACATCGCCAAGGAAATGCAGTATGCCTTTTATCTGCATTCATTAAGAAAGAAGAAACGCTTTTCACCTTGGATTAAAAAAGAGGATTCTGAAAATCTCAATGCTGTTAAAGAGTATTATGGTTACAATGACAAAAGAGCATTGGAAGCCTTAAGACTTCTAAATAGAGAAGAGATAAATTTTATCAAACAAAGATTGAATAAAGGTGGAATTAAAAAATGAGTGAATTGAATAAAGAAGGATACATTGAATGGAATCCTTCTATGATGATTGAAGTAACACTTGATGAGCCCGATACTTTTTTAGTTGTTAAGGAGACTCTGCAAAGAGTAGGCATCTCCAGTAAGCACGAAAAGAAGCTCTACCAAAGTGCCAACATTCTACATAAGTCTGGAAAGTATTACATCGTTTCTTACAAAGAGTTATTTGCTCTTGATGGTAAGTATTGCACTCTAACACAATCGGACATTCA